CATGATGCCCATATTGCTACTCACATGTCGCTGCTCAATACTCCGCCCGTTCAAATGAATGCTCAGGTACAAGCCTTGATACACTCACATATTATGGAGCATTTACAAATGAAAGCTGATGTATTGGCACAACAACAAATGCCAGCAGAGGTCTTACAACAGTTCCAACAATTACAAGCACAAGCCGAGCAAGTATCACCTGCCCAACAGCAACAGTTAGTAGTTGAAGCAAATAATATATTGGCACAGTATTCAGCACCTATTATGTCTGAATTAATTGCAGAATATACCGCAAAAATATCAGCACCAGAGGACGAAGATCCGCTAGTAGCTATTAGAAAACAAGAACTTGCACTCAAAGGTCAAGAGTTAGCACTTGATCAACAACAGTTTATTGCACAAGAGCAAAGAAAAGCTGAAGATTCTGCAAGACGTGCACAAATAGATCGTGAGCGTATTAATGCAAGTGAAGATATAGCAGAAATGCGTGACGATACTGCAAGAGCACGACTCGATCAGCAAAGATTGTTTAAAAATATAGATTTACAAAATAGACAATAAGTGTTGCAAAAACTAATTTAACCCTACATAATTAACAGCATGATTAAACGTACAACAGTAAATCAACAGAAAACACCAAAAGTTTTAACCAATAAGAATGGTTATAGCAATAAAGGTACGGTCCCCCTAAAAAGCAACGCAGGTACTTTCGATACTAATACCAAACCAAAACCAGGTATGGGTAAAGGTAAAGCAAGAGGTATGGGCGCAGCTGAATTTGGTGGCAAGTTTTCTGGTGTTTATTAATGTCCGAATCTTGGTTAAGTAAAAAGTTTTTAAAAGAACTAGAACTTAGAAGGGAAGATGTAAAGGACACTTTACTCGCAGGTTGTAAAGACCATGCGCAATATGAATTTTTGCGGGGGCGCTACAGTTCTCTGGCTGACGCAGAAAATATTTTTAGAGAACTGCTAGGTAGGGTAATTAAAGATGACATCAAAGATACAGGTTCCTGATCACATAGCTAAAGAAATAGAAGCCGAGGAAACCAAAGCAAAACAAGCAAAAGAATCCGATACAAAAGACAAACAACCTAGTCAAGACTTGCCTTATGTAGCGCAAGAGGCAAGAGTTCTTGATCCAACATTATTAGAACAATCAGTTTTAGAGCGTATGCCACAACCTACAGGTTGGCGCATGTTAATACTTCCATATGCCGGCAAAGGCGTAACAGAGGACGGTATTATATTAGTACAATCACACGTAGATAGAGAAAGACTAGCTACGGTTGTTGGCTACGTTGTAAAGATGGGTCCTGACTGCTATAGCGATAAATCAAGATTTGATAAGCCTTGGTGTCAGGAAAAACAATGGGTGTTAATAGGTAGGTATGCTGGCGCACGTTTCAAACTTGGAGATGAATCTGAATGTAGAATCATTAATGACGATGAAGTGATAGCAACAATACTTGATCCTAATGACATTCTTGCAATTTAGGGAACAATATGGAAGAAGCAATAAAACAAGAAGAAGTACAAGAAGAAATAGTTGACCAGGGTGAGGTTGTAGAGTTAGACGAGGAAAATGTTAGTGCAGCAGAACCTGAAGTTGAGGAAACTACTGAGCCTGAAGCAGTTGAGTCAGAGACAGAGGAAGTAGTTGATGAGCATGATCAATATAGTGATAAAGTTCAAAAACGCATAAACACACTTACTCGTAAGCTGCGGGAAGCAGAGCGTGGCCAAGATTATGCAGCAAAATATGCGCAAGAAGTGCAAAGACAAAATCAAATGTTGCAGCAACAAGCACAGACCTTACAACAGTCAACTTATTCTGAATCACAAAATAGATTAACGGCCCAAAAAGCGCAAGCAATAGAAGCGTTAAAACAAGCGCATGAAAGCTCTGACTTTGATAAAGTTGCAAAGGCCCAAGAGGTGCTGTCGCAAATAGCTGTGCAAGAAAATAATGTGACGCAAAATTTGCAAGCAATTCAAGCACAACAAGAACAGGCTCAAGCAGAACCACAACAACCTATTCAACCACAAGCACCTGGCATTCATCCTGATACAGAGGCTTGGATACAGAAAAATGATTGGTTTTTAAAAGATAAAGAGATGTACAATAGCGCACAAATTATTGATCGAGAGCTTGTAAGTGAGGGTTATGTAGAGGGCTCTCCAGAATATTTCGAACAAGTTGACAAAAGAATGCGTGTTAAACATCCAAATAAGTTTGATGACGTAGCGGTGCAACCAAAGCCTCAACAAAAAGTAGCTTCGGCTAACAGGTCTGTAGGAAAAGCTGGTAAGAAACAAGTTAAGTTGTCTCCTAGTGAAGTAGCTATGGCAAAAAAATTAAACGTACCTTTGAAAGAGTACGCAAAATATGTTAAAAGGTAATAAATATGACAGATAATACTGACAAACAAAACAGAACTTCTCGTTCTGCCGACACTCGAGCTAGTAATGAAGCTCGCAAACCTTGGAGCCCACCATCAATGTTGGACACTCCTCCTGCGCCTGAAGGTTATACTTACAGGTGGATACGTGCCGAACTCGTAGGTGCGGAAGATAAAAAGAATGTAACATCTAGAATACGTGAAGGTTTTGACCTAGTGCGTTCTGAGGAGTTACCAGACTTTGAGCTTCCTACCATAGAAAACGGTAAACATGCAGGTGTAGTATCAGTTGGTGGTTTGCTATTGGCTAAGATTCCTAACGAAACACGGGAAGAGAGAAACTCCTACTTTCAAAACCGTGCATCAACGCAGCAAGAAGCCGTTGATAATGATCTTCTAAGAGAATCAGATCCAAACTCTCCGATTTTAAATCCAGAGAGAAAAAGCAAAGTAACTTTTGGCGGTGGTCAACGAAGTTGATCGCTAAATATACATTTTAAATATATAGGTGATTTATTATGGCAAATAAGAATGCCCCATTTGGTGCAAGACTTGTTGGCGCACTTGGTTCAGGACCTACCTCTAACGGTACAACTGAATACGAGATCGCTTCAGGTGCATCCGGGAACATTTTTTCAGGCGACCTAGTGAAAATGCTCAACACAGGTACTATTTTAGTAGCTGCTGCTGGGGATGAAGCGCTAGGTGTGTTTAGAGGCTGTAAGTTTACAAACTCTTCAGGAGAAGTAGTTTTTAGCTCACATTACCCCGATGGCACAGTTTCGTCTGATATTGTTGCATTCGTGCATGATGACCCACACGCTGTATTTGAGATTCAAAGTGCAGGTTCTCCAGCTCAAACTGATGTCGGTTTGAACGCTGATATATCCTATACATCTGGCTCTACCAAAACTGGTATGTCAGCTATGGAATTATCAGGAACAACAGCCGCAACTACTGCGACTTTTAGAATTATGGGCTTTAGTACAGATCCAGATAACAGCACAACGGGTTCAGCAAACGTGAATGTAATAGTCAAGTTTAATGAGCACTTCTATGTCGATCCAACGGGAGTATAAATAAATGGCAATAAATAGAGCGCAATTAGCGAAAGAATTAGAGCCTGGTTTGAACGCCTTATTCGGTATGGAATATTCTCGTTACGAGGCTCAACATTTAGAGATTTACGAAAGTGAATCTTCAGATAGAGCATTTGAAGAAGAAACTCTAATCGTAGGGTTTGGTAATGCTGAAGTAAAAGCAGAAGGCAGCGGAGTCAGATTTGATAACGCTAACGAAGGCTACACTTCACGTTATACCCACGAGACAGTGGCTTTAGCTTTTGCTCTTACAGAAGAGGCTATTGAGGATAATCTTTATGACAGACTTGGTGCAAGGTATACCAAAGCATTAGCAAGGTCTATGGCAAATACAAAGCAAATCAAAGCAGCAGCTGTGTTAAACAATGCGTTTAGTACAACAGGCGGTGATGGTAAAACTTTAATTGCTACAGATCATCCGCTAGGCGGCGGTGGCTCACTAGCAAATAGAGCAACAACTATGGCAGACTTAAATGAGACATCTCTTGAAGATAATCTTATTAGCATTTCTACATTTACGGATGATAGAGGTCTTAATATAGCCCTTCAAGGAACGAAACTTATTGTTCCACCACAGTTGGTATTTGTAGCAGATAGACTGCTTAACTCTCCTGGTAGAGTTGGCACATCTGATAACGATATTAACGCTGTAAACAACATGGGAATGTTGCCACAGGGTTATGTAGTTAACAACTATCTAACAGATACAGATGCTTATTTCATTAAAACCGATTGCCCAGATGGGTTTAAATATTTTGAAAGATCTCCAATGCAAACTGCATTAGAAGGTGATTTCGATACAGGTAACATGAGATATAAAGCTAGAGAGAGATATTCATTCGGATACTCAAACTTTAGAGCCGTATTCGGTTCTCAAGGTGCTTAAAAGGAACGGTTTATTGTAGCGTTTCCAACTCAACTACAATTTCTAAGGGAGCTTCGGCTCCCTTTTTTGTTGCTAAGGTAATCAATAAGGTATAGAATTTAAGAGGTTATAAAATTAATTAGCTTGATGAGGGCCGCAAGGTTTCCATTAATACAAGATAAAGGAGTTCATAATGGCTAATCCACATTACCAAAACTTAATACTATGGGCAGGTAATTCTGTTGCTACTGAGCACAAGAAAAACCAACCTATGTTTGCACCATATCCGTCAGATCAGACGTTTTATATGTATCACAATGACTTTTTTACATATAACTCGGGTGATTGGACGATTACAACTACAGAAGCGGGCACAGGAAGTGCATCTGAAGCTGTAACTTCATCAGCAGGTGGAGCTTTATTGCTTACTAACGCTGCTGGAGATAATGACTTAGACTTTTTACAATTAAAAGGCGAAGGTTTTAAACTAAGCACAAGTAAAAAAGCTTACTTTTCAGCTAGATTTAAAGTAAATGACGTAGACCAATCAGACTTTGTAATGGGTCTTGGTATTACTGATACAACACCACTTGACACAACAGATGGCGTATTCTTCATTTCTGCCGATGGTGATGCTGGCCTTGATTTTTTAGTTGAGAAAGATAATTCAGCTACAACTACAGAAGATGTAGCAACAATGGCTGACGATACTTTCATTACAACTACATGGTTTATAGATCCAGATGCTTCAAAAGTTTATTACTCAATAAACAATGCAAAACCAGTTGGTGTTGCAATCACAAACCTACCAGATGATGAGGAACTAACCGTATCTTTTGGTATTCAAAATGGTGAAGCTTCAGCACAAACTATGACTATTGACTACGTTGTAGCAGCAGTCGAAAGATAGGAGTAAACTATGGCAGATGCAGTAACCTCGCAAACCATCCAAGATGGTGAGAGAAATCTGGTGATGAAATTCACCAATGTCAGCGATGGCACAGGTGAATCTGCTGTAAAAAAGGTAGACGTTTCAGCGTTAGCAACAAACTCAAAAGGACAAACTTGCACTAAGGTCAAAATCCAAAGGATTTATTGGGCAACTGTAGGTATGTCAGTAAAACTTGATTTTGACGCTACTTCTAACGTTTTACTTATAGGTTTACCAGCTGATTCAACTGGAGATGAATACTACGACAGCTTTACTGGCATTCCAAATAATGCTGGATCTGGTGTAACTGGCGATATTGATCTTACAACTACAGGACATTCTAGCGGTGATTCATATATGATTATTTTGGAAATGATTAAAGAATATGATTGATGGCTATTTACAAGGGTAAAACTGTAACACTTAACAAACCCAGAGCTATCTCAAAAGGTAGCCCTGGGTATGGCAAAAAACGTAAAGAGGTTTTTGTGAAAGGCTGTAGTAGCGAAAAAAGTAGAGTTAAAAGAATTACATTTGGCGATGCCAAACTTGGCATGCATAAAAACAATAAAGCAAGAAAAAAATCATATTGTGCCCGTAGCGGCGGGATGGGCGGTACTACAGATAGATGTAGCGCTAATTATTGGGCTAGAAGGGATTGGGATTGTTAAATGGCAAAAGCAAAGAGTAAAGGTAAAATATGCCCAGAGGGTAAAGCTTGGGCTAAAAGAACTTTTGATGTTTATCCAAGCGCTTATGCTAATTTAGCTGCTTCAAAATACTGCAAAGACCCAAATTACGCAAAAAAAGCTAAAGGTGGTAAACGAAAAGGCAAAAGGTTTGGTGGTCCTATCAGAGGCCAAGGTATAGTTATGCCGGATAGATTAAGATGAGCAAAGGGCAATTACAAAGTTGGCTGGATGAAGATTGGGTAAGATTAGGAGCCGATGGTTCTATTAAAGGCTCATGTGGTGGTAGAAAAAAAGCCGAAGGTAAGCCTAAATGTATACCAAGGAGTAAAGCAAATAAACTATCTAAATCAGAACGTGCTAAACTTGTTGCTAGAAAAAGAAAAAAGGATCCAAATCCAAACAGAAAAGGTAAACCAATTATGGTATCAAATAAATTAAAAGGCGGTGGCACGCCATTAGCAAATCCAAAAAAAGCTGATCTAAATAAAGATGGCAAACTTTCTTCTTATGAAAGAACAAGAGGCTTAGCTATAGAAAAATCTATGAGAAAACAAAATCGTGCTAAAATTAAAAATGGTGGTTTTATAGCTAGAGGTTGTGGAGCCGTCAGACCTGATAAAAGAAAGGTCACAACTATAAGTTAGGAGATAAAATGCCAAAGAAAAAAAGTGATGTAGACCCAAAATTACAAGCAAGACTTGACGCAAAAGTTAGACCAGATGCGCCAGTTTCAGATGATCGAATTATCTTAGATGCAAAAGGTAATGTCGTAAAACCAAAGAAAAAGGCAGCTGCAAAGAAAAAAACTAAGAAAACTACAAAGAAAAAGTGAGGAACTAAATGTTTAAGAGAACTAAAATGTACGCTATGGGCGGTGGAGTAAAAAGCACCAAGTATATGGCCAAAGGTGGAGCTACAAAAGGCTCTAAATATATGGCCAAAGGCGGAGGAGCTATGAAAGGTTCTAAATATAGAGCAAAAGGTGGCGCAAAATAAATTAGGCATAAGGGGGAACTATGTCATATTTAATTTCCAACATACCGCAGTTTAAATGTTGGGTTCGTAGAGAATTTACTGCAAATCATCAAGACTATCACGGTGAATACCTGCATGCATTAGCGTTTGCAGTGAACACTATTCCAGATAGATCACTATCATTCCAAGTTGTATTTACCGGTTGCGAAACTGACTTTGAAGGCTATCCGGATGAAAACGTACACGGTGGCGCTATGTGGGCAAGAATGCCAATAGAAGCACTTGTAGCTGATATAAAGTTAGATGAATGGCCAAAACCTATGGAAGATCATTTAGCGCAACCTTGGGATTGTCTTAGTCATCACCACTCCGTTGTTGTTTTAGATAGGGTTAGCTCATCACCTTGGATATGCAAAATCGGCGGTGAATTTTATACCGGTAGATATATGTTTACCGTTGATTATACAGAGCACAGTATTGCTGATGATCCTGCACAACATAAACAAAGTCATGTGCTATACTTAACGGACGCTGGTGAATATACTGGTAATTTTGTAGCTTTACCTAATAATAGAGTAAGAGCAACAAATCCAGCTTTATGGCGTACTGGAGAGGGTCCACCAGATTTTTCTCCAAGTCAGTATATACATTCAGCTGAAAAACATGAAAGTTATATGGATCCAAATATAACGTTTGATAATCTATATAACCAGGGAGATAGAGAATAATGGCGTTATCAGGAAGCACAAACTTTGAACCTAACATTACTGAGTTTATTGAAGAAGCTTATGAAAGATGCGGCCTTGAATTAAGAACAGGGTATGATCTAAAAAGCGGTATTAGATCAGCTAATTTAATGCTAGCAGAATGGGCAAACAGAGGCCTTAATCAGTGGACTATAGAACAAGCAACTCAAACAGTTACAGAGGGCACAAGCAGTTATTCACTTAATTCAAACATTATTGATGTTTTGGACGTTGTTCTACGTAGAACAGTTAATGATGTGCAAACAGATATAAGCATGAATAGAATTAGTAGATCAGAATATATCAACATCCCAAACAAAAATACTAAAGCAAGACCTTCACAATTTTTCTTAGATAAATTAAGCACACCATCTCTAAAAATATGGCCCGCACCTGAAAACTCTACAGATATATTAGTATTTAATAAGCTTGTAAGGATGGATGATGCGGATGCGGCAACAAATACTATGGATATGCCATTTAGATTCTTTCCTTGCTTTGTAGCAGGGTTAGCTTATTACATATCTCAAAAAAAAGCACCACAACTTACTCCACAACTTAAATCTTTATATGAAGAAGAGTTTAGGAGAGCAGCAGATCAGGATGAAGATAGGGCTTCATTTAGGGTTAGGCCTAGCTTGAGGATGAGTTAATATGGCATACGCAAAAGGTAAAAACGCCTATGGAATATGTGACATAAGTGGTTTCAGATATAAATTAAATGATATGAAAAGGACTTGGGATGGTTTGTTGGTTGGACCAGACATGTATGAACCCAAACATCCTCAACTTACTCCACTAAGAGCTACTGCTGATCCAGAGGCTTTATATAATCCTAGACCAAATAACGATCATGAAGAAGGTGAGGGTTTTGTTGTTGTTGTAAATTCAAATATATTTAAACCTGATTATATGAACCCTTCAATATTACCAAGCAACTTTACGGTAAATGAAATGACAGGCGGTGTTGGTGAGGTTACAATACAAATAACATGACATTATCAGAATTAAAAACGCTAATACAAAACTATACTGAAAATACTGAAACCACATTTGTAAACAGCTTAGATGATTTTATTAAAAATGCAGAAAATAGAATATTTGATTTGGTGCAGTTTGATTATTTTAGAAAAAATGTTACTGGATCATTAACAACTGGTAATACGTATTTAACAACTCCAACAGACTACCAACTAAGTTTTTCACTTGCTGTTGTAGATAGCAACGGCGATTATCACTACTTAGACAAGAAACATCCATCTTTTATGCGTGAATACAACGTAGACCCCACAGATTCAACGCTAAGGGGTCTACCGAAGTATTATGCTGATTTTGATAAAGAGCTTTCTACAGCGTCTAATAATGGTTCTACGATTATTGTAAGTCCTGTACCAGATGCTAATTACACAGTAGAGCTGCACTACTTATACAAACCCAATTCACTGGTTACTGATACAACAGGAACCTGGCTATCAAATAATGCTAGGAATGCTTTGTTGTACGGTAGTTTAATTGAAGCTTATATATTTATGAAGGGGGAACAAGATCTTCTACAAGCTTATGAGCAAAGATTTGCTTCATCTGTTAATAGGTTGAAAAACAGAGCAGAAGCAAGAGGTAGAAGGGATGAATACCGATATGACTCTTTGAGGACTTCGGTATCGTAAAACATTATGGAAAAAATCGAAAGCTTGAAAGGGGCGACTATAGCCATAGTCGGTATGGGAAAAAGTTGGTTTGATTATAATCTAGCTAAATCACACGGTACATATTTTGATGAAGTCTGGGCAATTAATGCCGTAGGCAGCGTAATTTATCACGATAGGGTATTTATGATGGATCCTGCGTCTAGATTTTTAGAATCAGATGATGCCGGTGGTCAAACAACCAGTATGGTTGAAATGTTACTTTATCACGAAGGGCCTATTTACACTTGTCAATTAGACGATAGATGTCCTGGATTAGTTGATTATCCTGTGCACGAAATTGTAAGAGACACCAACTGTCATTACTTAAATAATACTGTAGCTTACGCCATAGCATTTGCATACTGGAATGAAGTAAAAAATATTAAAATGTTTGGTGTTGATTTTTCGTACAAAGGTAATTTGCATTTTGCAGAGGCAGGAAGAGGGTGTGTAGAGTTCTGGCTATCAAAATGTATTGATGCAGGTATGCAAATAGAAGTTGCAGCATCTTCAACTTTATTAGATACCGACGTGCCTGCTCCGCAAAAACTTTACGGATACCATAGATTGGCTGATCCTTTAATTGTTTTTGAAGATGAGTCTGGGTTACATGTAAAAAATATTAGCGAAATAGAAATAACTAAAAAAGAACAAAAACCTGTTTTAGTTGATAGAAATGACTCACACCTTAAGCCGCCGGAGCCAAACAAATGGTAAAAAAATATATACACGTTAATCAACATAAGATTAGAGCTAATAAAAAGAATGGTACTAATGAGCCTGTAATAACCGTAAAAGAAGGCAGAACTAACACTTATTGTCATGAAGTTAAAATTACAGGCGAGGCAACAGTAAAATATGGCGGTAACGACAAGCCATTATTGCCGTGTGGAGCAAGGGTAGTAATTGAAACTGATGGCTTTGTTGAAATAGTAAATCCACAAAAATATTTAGAGGCTTGTGTAAATGAGTGATATAACCCCAGCAGGTATGCCTGGATTGGGTGTAATAGAAGCAAAAACAACAAACTTTGGCGGCCATCCTCCTGAGTTTTGGGCTGAAAGGCTAACTGAAAAAATTGTTAGTTATTCAGAGGATAAAGATCCTCACATAAGAGAACAAGCTAGAGCTTACAAAGATGCAATATACCAGGTTTGTTTGATTTATATAAAAAATGCGTTAAAATCTTATAAAGCCTCTTTAATACAAGATTTAATCGGTGGTGGAGAGGAAGAATTAGCAAAAATTATTAGAGGTATTTAAAATGGCTATAAGCTCTACTTTAACCACAAGTTTCAAAAAAGAACTACTTGAAGCTGTGCATAATTTCAAAAATTCAGGTGGTGATACCTTTAAATTAGCTTTATACACAAGTTCAGCTACTTTAGGTGCTACAACTACAGCTTTTACTACTACAGGCCAAGCTAGCGGAACAAACTATACATCTGGTGGTAGCAACCTTACAAGAGTAGATCCAACATCAAGTGGTACTACTGGCTTTACTGATTTTGCAGATTTAACTTTTGGAACTGCAACAATTACTGCTAGGGGATGTATGATTTATAATTCAACTGACAGTAATAAATCTGTTGCTACTATTGATTTTGGTGGCGACAAAACATCTACAGCTGGCGACTTTACAGTGGTATTCCCAGCAGCAGCAGCAAGTACAGCGATTATAAGAATAGCTTAGCCTTATGGCTAATGTAACTGGCTGGGGTCGAGGCACCTGGGGACAAGGGCCTTGGAGTGAGCCCATACCAGTTACCCTTACAGGCGTAGCAGCTACAAGTGCGCTTGGTACTGTATCCGTTGTAGCAAAAGCAAACGTATCTCCATCTTCTCAAGTAGCAACCTCTGCATTAGGTACAGTTGTGGTTGACGCAGAGGCAAATGTATCAATAAGCGGACTTTCTTCTACTTCAGCGCTTGGCACCATATCAACAATTGCAAAAGCAAATGTCATACCTTCTGGTCAAGCAGGCACAAGTGCTCTTGGAACTCCAAGCATTAATGCAAAAGCAAATGTCAGCGTTACAGGATTAGCGGGAACTTCAGCTATTGGTGGAGTTGGGGTAAATGGGGACGCTGTTGCAAACGCTACTGGAGCAGTTGGATCGCTTGGTGGAGTTTTAGTTGACGTAGATGGTGAAGCTAATGTCATAATTAATGGGGTTGCAGCCACAGGCGCAGTGGGATCTGTAACGACACATAATGCCGTTAAGTTTGGTATTGATGGTGTTGCTGTTACTGGATCCGTAGGTAGCGTAGCTATAGGACTTGGGGCAACGGTATTTCCAGTAGGCGTTGAAGCTATAGGTAGTACCTTTGATGTAAACGTTTGGGGTCTTATAGATGAATCACAAACAAGAAGCTACTCAAACGTTTCAGATACTCAATCATCTAGTTTTAGTGCAATAAATGAAACACAAACGCAAAATTATGATAATATTGATGATAACCAAAGTTCATCCTTTGCTGAAATTAATGAAACACAAACCCCAGATTGGGAAGAGGTAGCTTAAAAAATGGCAACGTATGTAAATGATTTAAGATTAAAAGAAATAGCAACAGGTGATGAGTCAGGTACTTGGGGGACTTCGACTAACACCAATTTAGAGCTTATTGCTGAAGCTTTTAGCTTTGGTACCGAGGCTATTACCACCAACGCAGATACTCACGCTACTACTATTGCAGACGGCTCTACTGATCCAGGTAGATCTATTTACTTAAAATATACAGGCACACTTGATTCAGCTTGTACCATAACGATTGGCCCAAATACCGTATCTAAACTATGGTTGATTGAAAACGGTACATCAGGCTCACAAAACATAATTATTTCTCAAGGATCTGGCGCTAATGTCACAATTCCAGCAGGTCATGTAAAAGCTGTGTATTCAGACGGAGCTGGCTCTGGCGCAGCAATAGTAGATGCCTTTACTGATTTAAACGTAGCGGGAGATTTTTTTGTTGGTGATGATTTAACTCTTTTATCTGACGCATCAGTATTAGGTTTTGGTGCTGATACAGACACCACCCTTACTCATGTTGCAGATACAGGTATATTACTTAACAGCACTAGACAATTACAATTTGGTGATTCTGGAACTTATATTCATCAATCAGCAGACGGAGTATTAGATCTAGTATCTGACACAGAAATAGAGATTAATGCCACTACTATTGATATGAATGGTGCTGTTGATATATCTGGAACAGTTACCGCCACAGGTACTTCTGTTTTTGCAAGTCTAGACATCTCAGGCGATATAGATGTAGACGGCACAACAAACTTAGATGTAGTAGATATAGATGGAGCTGTAGATATGGCTTCTACTCTACAAGTAGATGGAGCTATTACAGGATCAAGCACAATCAATGGCGTAGGTATATTATCTAACGCCACTAACTTTAGTGAAAGTTTACTTATCAGCCAAGATGCTGGTACAGGCACTTTATCTAGTGCCTCTAACAATACAGGTTTTGGTTTTGAAGCTTTAGATGATTTAACCTCAGGAACTAATAATACTGGTATAGGTAGAAAAGCTTTAGCACAAGTAACTACAGGTGGCTCAAATACAGGTATTGGAGTTAATGCTGCTACTGCTACTACTACTGCATCTAATAATACAGCAGTAGGCACTAATGCTATGTTAGTAAACACCACAGGTGCTAACAATACAGCAATAGGTCAAGCAGCTCTCGATGCTAATACTACAGCAGATGAAAATACCGCAGTTGGTGCAGGTGCCGCAGGAGCTACTACAACAGGTAATTTGAATACAGTAGTTGGGAGTGAGGCATTTGCAGATAATACTACAGGTTCTAGTAATGTTGCGATAGGTAGAGAAGCCTTACATGCTAATACTACAGCAGATAGTAACACAGCAGTCGGTAAACACGCTGCAAGAGCAAACACCACAGGAGCTAATAATGCTGTTGTTGGTAAAGATGCTTTATTAGCTAATACTACAGGTGCTAGTAATGTTGCGATTGGTAGAGGAGCTTTGCAAACAAATACAACTGCTTCAAACAACACAGCAGTTGGAGATGAGGCTTTAAATGCAAACACTACAGGTGCTCAAAACGTAGCTGTTGGTCATTCTTCATTACAACAAAACACAACAGGTCAATATAATACTGCTATTGGAGATTTTGCTTTATATTCAAATACAACAGCAGATAGTAATACTGCTGTCGGTAAAGATGCTTTATTATTAAACACTACAGGTTTTAGTACTGTAGCAATAGGTGCTAATGCTTTAGATGCAAACACTACAGGTAACACAAATGTAGCGATAGGTAATTCAGCTTTAACTACTGCAACTGTTTCTGATAGACAAATAGGTATAGGTGTAGAAGCCCTAAAAAGTTACAACAATACTACAGCAGGTGATCATTATAACGTAGCCATAGGTTATGCAGCAGGAAGAGATACAGTAGATGGTTTATACAATGTTTTCCTCGGAGGATTAGCAGCGTATGATGGGGACAACGGAGATAATAATGTTTTTGTTGGTTATGCATCAGGTCAAAATAATGCAGCTTCAAATAATATAGGAGTAGGTTATCAAGCTTTAACTGCAAACACTACGGGTGCTAGTAATACAGCTGTTGGTTATGCAGCTTTAGACACCAACACTACAGGTGCACAAAATACAGCAGTAGGCTATGCTGCTTTAGACGCCAACACAACAGGTGGTAACAACGTAGCAGTAGGTATGTCAGCACTAGATGCGAATACTACAGCCGACAATAATACAGCTATAGGTTATGAATCTTTAACTGCTAATACTACAGGTACTAACAATACAGCAGTAGGCTTACAATCTTTAGCAGCAAACACTACAGGTAATGATAACGTAGCAGTCGGTGCTAGGTCACTTGATGCTAATACCACAGGTGCTGGAAATGTAGCAGTGGGTGAAGATTCATTATCTGCTAATACTACTGCTAATGATAATACAGCGATAGGACAAAATGCGTTGAAAGTTAATACCACAGGTACAGCTAATGTTGCTGTGGGTACTTCTGCATTAGATGCTAACACCACAGCAGATAACAACACAGCTGTTGGTAAAAGTGCTCTAACAGCAAACACTACAGGTAACACAAATGTAGCGATAGGTAATTCAGCTTTAACTGCTGCAACTGTTTCTGACAGACAAGTAGGTATAGGTGTAGAAGCTTTAAAAAATTACAACAACACATCAGCAGGAGACCACTATAACGTAGCCATAGGTTACGCAGCAGGTAGAGATACAGTAGATGGCGTAAATAATGTTTTCTTAGGTGGATTAGCAGGTTATGACGGAGACAACGCAGATAATAATGTTTTTGTCGGTTATGCAGCAGGTCAAAATAATGCAGCTTCAAATAATACAGCAGTAGGTAAAGATTCTTTAAGAACTAACACTACAGGTACGCAAAATACGGCTCTTGGTAATGCTTCAATGGAATTGAATACTACAGGTCAATACAATGTAGGGCTCGGAGATTTTGCTTTGTATAACAATACTACAGCAGATTATAATACTGCTGTTGGTAAAGATGCTTTATTATCAAACACTACAGGAAACTTAAACGTAGCTATAGGTGCATTAGCATTAGATGCTAACACAGTAGGCGACAGAAACGTGGCTGTTGGTGTTAATGCACTTTCAACGTATAACCCTGCTAGTAATGAAGATGCTTATAATGTAGCAGTTGGTCATGCTGCTCTTTTAGATTGTACGACAGGTACTAAAAATACAGCGATTGGTGGTTTAGCTATGGAAAGTCATACCACAGGAGTAGATAACGTAGCTCTTGGGTATGGTGCTTTATATGCTAATACTACAGCATCCTATAATACAGCAGTTGGTAAATCTGCCCTAACAGCAAACACTACAGGCACAAGAAACGTAGCAGTTGGTGCTCATGCATTAGACGCTAATACAACAGCTAACGATAACACAGTTATAGGTTATGATGCTGGTACTGCTAATACTACTGGTGAAAAAAATGTAGTAGTCGGTACTTATGCTTTTGATGCTAATACTACAGGAAGTTTTAATACTGTTGTAGGAAGAGCTGCATTAAGTGCTAATACCACAGCAAACCATAATACTGCTATAGGTTATCAAGCTTTAGATGTAAACAGTACAGGTGCACAAAATACAGCAGTTGGTTCAGGTGCTTTAGATGCTGCTACTACAGCAGATGCTAATACAGCTGTAGGGTATTTGGCAGCAACAGCACTTACTACAGGTGCACAAAATACAGTTATGGGTCAAGCTGCAGGAGAAGTCTTAACTGAAGGTGATGATAATATAGTTATAGGGCATGATGCTGCTGATAACTTAACTACTGGTTCTCAAAATATTGCTATAGGAGTTGATACATCTTTATCAGCTGCAAGTGGTGCTAATCAAATAGTTATGGGACAGAATGTTACCTGTACAGGAGATGATAATTTTACATTTGGTAATGGTACTACTGATTCTAATATTGCTTTTGGTGCAACTTCTATTACAGCACCATCAGATGTAAGACTCAAAGAAGATATACAAGACGAAGAAGTAGGTTTAGATTTTGTAAATGATTTAAGACCTGTAACTTTCCTTTGGAAAAAAGAAAAAGATATACCTTCAGACATGCAAGCCTATAAACAAGATTCTGATGCAAGAACTATGAATGGTAAATATAATCATGGTTTTATAGCACAAGAAGTTAAAGAAGTGATTGTTAATCATAATTTAAAAGAAGGCTTTGATATGTGGTCAGAAGATGAAGCAGACGGAAGGCAAAGAATTGCACCATCAGCTATGATGTCTATAATGGTCAAAGCAGTACAACAACTGTCTACTCAAGTAGATGAATTAAAAGCCGAAATACAAACCTTAAAGGAGGAATAAAATGGCAGTAAGTAAAGCAATAACAAAATGTGTTCCGTATGTAAACTCATCTAGTAAAGTAGATAAGTGGGATATAGAGATGACATATACAAATGATAGTGAGGGTGACAGCACTTACTATACTTCTACTTTTAACACTACAGTTTCACAACTTGATAGTGCTGGTAACGCTAATTTTACATTAAAAGCTAAAAGTAGTTGGACTAACGCTAATTTAGTAGCTATCTGTCCTGTATCTCATTGGGATACCGTATTTGCTAGTCAAGTAGATAGCGTTATAACTAACCCACCTGTTCAGAGCACACCAGACCAAGCATTTAGCGTACCTAGTTAAAGATGGATAATGGGGAAGCAAAAGTAGAATATAAATTCCATAATATGCCTGCGGTATATGTCTTAGAAACACAGATGCCGCAAGACATGATTGATGATGTTAACGACTATATGGATGAATATAGAGAAAGTAAAAATAAAGAGTCATTAGCTAAAACATTAGTTGGTCAAATACATAGTGGAGAACAATTATTATTAGATCACACAGACAAGCGTTTGATTGCATATAATGATTTTGTATGT